ATATTACACAGTCTGACTTATTTTCCAACTCAACACGATTTAACGATGCCATTGCTCAATCAGTAAACTTTAATTATAGAAGTGTTAGTGACAGTTTAGCTTCGTCTGGTGTAGATACTCTAGATGACATTGGTACTGCGTTACTTGGCTCACTAGAGCTTAACTTAAACCGAACTGGTGATATGGTAAATCAAAGAATACAAGTACGAGGAGACCCGTATTGGCTAGGTAAGCCCAAGGGTGCAGGTGTCAGCAATAGTAATCAAGCAGACTATGATGTAGGGGGAGTAGGATACTTTTTAAACGTTAGATTCCCTGTGTTTGAAGGCGAAGATGGCTTTATGAATCAAGAGTTGACTAACTTTAGTATAACTGCGATTTATCGAGTATTATCTGTTACCTCAACATACAGTATGGGTGAATTTAAACAAACACTTGACAGCTACCGAGACACTAATACTAATATTCCCGCACTCATTGAACAATTAGAGAGTGGCAAAATTATAAACCAAGGACCTAGAAATATACAACAAACGTATGTTGACGATAACGGACAAATTAATGCAGCACCGACAGGCACTGACTCAGATGTAACAGATAATAGCGGACGTCTTGATCCAAACGCATCAGGCAACGCACCAGGTAATGTTAGTGGTTCCACAGCAGGTGTTGATAACAGACTGTTAGCCGCAATGGGCGTAGCAGGAGCAGAAACTGGATTAGATATGGTTGTAACAAGTGGCAATCGTGGTCCTGGTGGTAGTGGTAGACACAATGGATTTGCAGCTGACTCACAATTGCGAACTAGTGATGGTAGAGTACTAAGTGTTGAAAATCCAGCAGACTTAGCACTTATACAAAACTATACACAGTCCTTTTTAAACGCAACTCGTGCGGCGGGGTTAACACCAAGTGTTGGTATAGCTAACCCAGCTTACGGATCTGGAAGCGAACTATATATGAGTGGAACATCGCATCACTTTGATATTGCTATGACGCCTGGTATTGGATCTAACCTAAGTAGTAACGCAGCACCATATTGGGGTGGCGCTAAACGTACAAAACACCACCGTCCGCCAACTTGGCTTGTCAACATGTATAACAGTTAATAGGAAAATAAAATGTCTAAACAAAGATTTAGTGGAAGTAATTCAACATCAACTGGTATACCACAAACTGCCACCAGTGGTAATAGAATTGGCATGGCAATGCCAAACGGTGTATTTTTAGCCAAGGTAGTTGAAATCGCAGATGCTGACTATGGGCAAGCCATTCATGTTGAAATTGTCGGAGGAAATAGATTTGGAGACAGAGATACTAGAGAACAGCGACAGCTTTTTCCAAAAGTAAGAACAGTATCGCCATTTGGTGGTTCAATAGCTGGAAAAAATTCAACAATTGCGTATGGCTCCACATTTCCTCCTCCCGCAGTTGGTACTGAAGTATTAGTCGCATTTACTGGTGATAACGCAGTTGGATTTCTTATAGGAGTTTTGCCAGCCACAGGTAGAAACAGCGCAGTGCCTGGGCTACCAGCTAGTCAAGTTGACAATGGCGATATTGGTCCAAGTTTAGATCCTGGCGTAACTGCGCAAGATCAAAATATAAGACCTAGACATCCAGTCGCAAATTCAGTTGCTGAACAAGGCACAAAATTAGATCCAATACGTGGTATTGGCAGCAGTGGTGCTAGACGTGAATCACCAAGTAATGTAGCAGGATTTTTAACACCAGCTGGACATAGTTTTGTAATGGATGATGGTACAGTTGCGCATAAAGAAGGCGAAAACTACGTACCAGACCAATCTCGAGAAGAAGGTGAAAATAACTTAGTACGTCTACGCAGCGCAGGTGGCGCACAGATGCTATTCAATGATAGTGCTGGTATTGTTTATATAACAAACCAAAAAGGTACTAGTTGGATGCAAATGGACAGCGATGGCAATGTTGATGTATATGCGGCAGGTAGTGTAAGTTATCATGCTGAAGAAGATATTAACTTTTATGCTGGCGCCGACATTAACATGGACGCACAATCATTTAATATCAGAGCCACAGGAGCGGCAGGTATACAAGCTGAAACAACAACGGGCGCAATACAACTTAAAGCAAATAAAGACATACGTCTAACAACTGATTTAAACTTACAGCTTAAAGCTAATGGCTTTGGTAGAATTAGTACAGATGGCATGTTGGACTTAAATGGTCCCAAAGCATTGGGCGCAGTTGGCCCAGAAGCTGGCAATTTAAGTCTAAACAAAACCGTAACGTTAAGTGTTAATCCAAGAGTACCAGAACATGAACCTTGGGGCGGCCACAGTGCGCAAGGAAGTAAAATTGCCGCACAAGCGCCAGCTAGCATACGTACAACAGCAAAAGATTATAATATGGCGGATGTCTCTGCTAGTACAGATACACCAACGACGTCCACTAGAAGAGAAACTAGAAGATGAAAATTTTAACAAGATACAAAACTAACTGGGATGAATTTGTTGTCAAGGACGAAAACTGGGACACTGATATTAATATCAATGATATTACTGCCAGTGATCGCATAATACTAGTTACACTTAACATGTCACGTTATCGTGGATATGCTGGAACTGGTTATGAAGTTGGAACTGCCACTAGGGGAGTTACAGAACAAGAAGCATATAATATTTGGATCGGTGATTTTCAACTTAAACAACGCACACTGCTAAAACAATTAAAGTCGTTTGGGCTATTGTCTATACCACAGTGTGTTTTTGATGGACTTCTTTTGTATTTTATTATTAACGGCAATGTGTTAACTGTGACTGCTCCTGAAGAACATTATGAGATCCGTGATTATATTGTAGCTAAAGATTGGAACACTGTTGCTAGTATGATTAAACGAAGTAACTTTAACAGAGAATTTTGTGCTAGAGCTGCTACTATTATACGTCTAAGTGATTACGGAAAAACAAAAACTCGATCATGGATGAGACAGAACGGCATATATAATATGCGAGAACGTAATGAATTAGGTGCGCTAGCTGGTGATATGTTAACCAGAGCACGGTTTGCGTACTTTGCTGAAACTACAAAGTTTTTAGCTAATACGCCAGAAGGTGTTAAACGTACTATAGTAAACGAGTATGAAGAAACAGTTATTGTTGAGCAATTTACATATAGTAGCGCAAGTGTGTTTACTATATCAGCTAGTCCTAGCATGGATCCAGTAGAAAAATTAACTGTAGAATTGAATGGCACCGCAATACAGCATTATTTTGATTTTACATTAACAAATAATGACCTTAAATGTTGGTGATATTGTGCGTTTTACTACTAAAATCTAAACAGTAGCAGTTAATTTTGCTATAAATATCAGTATGGTAACATACGTTGGATATAGCACAATTAACAGTAATAAAATTAACGCAGTCCTTACTGACAAGGACTTGGCGCTTCGAGACCTCATGAATCATTTTTACACACGTAAAGGTGAGCGAGTAATGAACCCACAGTTTGGGTCGATACTTCATGACTTGGTGTTTGATCCGCTAGATGCGAGAACAGAATACTTAGCAGAAGAAGATGTAAAGAGAATCATTGACAGCGACCCAAGATGGGCCTACGACGATTTAAATTTAACTAAGCCATTTGATCATCAACTTGATATAAGAGTACGTGTTGTGTATGATGATTCCGGCGTAGCAGAAGAGCTATATTTAACATACACAAGTGAGACATTATAATGGCCCAGGGCGCAAGACAAAGCAGTTTATTTGCAGCAGAAGATTTTAGTGTAATATATGAAAGTTTTGCGCAAGCAAACTTTAAAGCATATGATTTTGATACTATTAAAAATGCGATGGTGGAATATATTGATTCTAACTATCCAGAAAACTTTAATGACTGGATTAGCTCAAGCGAATTTACCAGTTTACTTGAGCTTATGGCATTCTTAGGACATAACTTAGCATTTAGAAATGACCTTAACTCACGTGAGAATTATTTAAGTACAGCAGAGCGCCGTGACAGTGCGTTGCGCATTGCTGAATTTTTGGGATACACTCCTACTAGAAACATAGTAGCAAATGGTTACTTAAAAATTAATAGTGTTACTACAACAGAAACCGTTTACGATGTTGACGGTAACAGTCTGTCAAATGTAAACCTACAATTTGAAGACGTAACAGACCCAACAGCATACCAGAACTTTATAACTGTGATGAATTCAATTTTCACATCCAGCAATCAATTTGGCGCACCGTATGCTAAATTTACTCGCAATGGTACAGCTAATGAAGTTTATAGAACAAAGAGTGTTGGCGCAGATGTGTCGTATGAATTTAACGGTAACATCACCGGAACACGAACAGTATTTGGTGCGCACAGTGTATACCACAACACATCAAATAATATACTAGAAGAGAAAACTCCTGATCCATATGGCGCACTAGACTTGGTTTATAAAAATGACAACGGCGGCTTTAGCAGCCCTGACACTGGATTTTTCCTAGGGTTTAAGCAAGGCACACTAAACTTTAAAGATTTTAATATTACAAATGGTTTACCTAACTTAGTACTTGACATCGACGATAGTAATGTAGCAAATGGAAATATTTGGGTACAAACTGTTGACGAAGTTGGACAAGTAATGACAAATTGGAGTCGTGTAGACCGTTTATTTGGTTTAAACGCTATCTATAACAACATAGCTAACAATAACAGAAACATATACACTGTGTCAAGTAGAGAAGATGATAAAGTTAGTGTTGTATTTGGTGATGGACTATTTGGAAACGTGCCACGTGGCGTTATTCGTGTTTGGTATCGCACAGGACTAAACAGAAGCTATGTATTAAATCCTGAGAGCTTTGGAGCAATGAATTACGCATTCAACTATATTGGTGTAGACGGCAACACATATCGTGCTAGTTTTGCTACAAGTTTAAAAAGTCCAGTAAGCAATGCGAGTCAGCGTGAGAGTCTACAGAGTATCAAAGACAATGCTGGACGCTTCTTTAGCACACAGGACAGACTTGTTACAGCAGAAGACTATAGTATCTTCCCATTAACAGTTAGTGAAAACATTCGCAAGATTAAAAGTGTAAACCGTGTACACAGTGGACACAGTAGGTTTAGAGACTTTAATGACCCAACTGGCAGTTACAGTGACGCTATACAATTTATGGATGACGGCTATTTTTATAGAGAAGATATTGCCGCCCGTAATGTTGTGAGTTTGCCAACAAACTTAAACAGTGAACAAACATACAGTAGATATATTAAACCTCTACTAGACAACCCAGAGGTTAAGAACTTCTTTTATGATAGACAATATTATGGTCCAGTTGGATCGTATGATCCATACACACAGTATACAGATACTACAGGTAATATTGTATTTTTCAACGCAAACAATAGTGCGCTAAACACTTTCCGTTGGAATCAAATATCAAAAGGTTCAAATACTAGTAGTGGATACATTACTAATGATACCAGCGCAGTACAGCGAATTGGATCTAATGGTACAACACCAATGGATAAGTTAGATGTAAACGCAATGATTGAGTTTGTCACTACACCTTATAAAATTGGATATATAAAAACAATTGTAGTCACTACCGCAGGCAGTGGTTACACTAGCGCCCCAACTGTTACAATTACTGGATCAGGCA